CATATGGGCAATCCGTCAGGAAATCCGCTTACGACCGTTTTAAATACAATGGCGCACGCAATTTACTTGCGTTATGCTTATTTGGCTTTGGCTCCGGTCACTGTTCGTAGCCTTCAATACTTTGACCAGTATGTGCGTGATTGCGAGTACGGGGATGATGGTATTGTGGGTACTAACGATTTGATCGTTCCATGGTATAACGACGCCGAATTGCATAAGTTTTTCTTGACTATTGGAATTCATAGTCAGGCGCCGACGAAAGTGAAAGGCGAACGTTCCAACCCGAATGTGTTGGAGAATACGTTCCTTAAACGAGGCTTTCGATACGTTGGAAATGGGCAGTTTTATCCGCTCATGGACGTAGATACAATCCATGAATTGACGAATTGGCAACATGAAAGCGACGACGACGATGCGCAATTGTTGGCGAATATAAATGACGCTTTGCGCTATTTGTTCTTTTACGGGCAAGCGGCATATAACGATTTAGCAAATCGCTTTATGAAGCTGTGTCCGCATTTGGCGTCTGGCGTGTTGCGTTATGAATATTTCCACGGTCTCTTTTCGGCTTATCGCGATGTTTGGTTACCGAATGATTTTATCGCGAACAATAAATTTCATGTGCCGAAAGGAATTAAAGTTTTACCGTGGACCGATCATATTATCGACGTGGTGGATAATGACGTCGAACTGGTCGAAGCGCAGTCGGCCGATGAAGAAAATCGAGCCGGCGTCGTCATTGTTGAAGGCAAACCCGTTATCGCAAACGACGAAAAAGCGTCTGGAACTGAAGGGCGCATTTTTGGGCTAGGCCGTGAGATAATGAACGAGAAACGTTGGGACTTTAAACAAACTGTCGAACGTTGGACTCTCGTGGCTCAAGCTCCATGGACAATGGCCCAAGCGCCTAATACGAATATTTATCAATTGAAAGCGCCACAGGATTTTATTACGGCCTTTATTCAAGATGCGGGTTTCACGCATTTCACGTTTTGGCAAGGAAACATTCGCCTTAAATTACAAGTGAACGGCACTCAATTTCATATGGGTCTCTTGTGTTTTTATTATGTGCCGCTTACAGACCCGGAAAACGTGAATAACTGGCACCGCGTAAATTACAGTGCGATGACTTCGGTTACGCATATGTTTTCAGATCCCACGTCGAGTCAGTCGCGCGAGCTCGTTATTAAATTCCGCCATCCGCAAACACATTTGGCGTTGAACACGGAAGCCATTCCTGATTTTGACTATTTAGGCACGACGACGGTTACGGTCTTTAGCCAATTGCGCGGCCCTACGTCGGCGTCGACGGCAATTAACACGCAATTGTATGTGTCGTTTGAGGACGTCGTTTTTAATGTGCCGATGCATTCAGCGTCGAGCGCGCGTGTGGGAGCTGTAGGGCAATTGGTGCGGGCTGTTGA